TCAAAGCTTCTTCAACTTCCGCTGATGCTGGTCGTTCAGAAGCTTTGTCTCTTTTGGTTGTTGATGAGGCTGCACACGTTGATGGTCTAGACGACCTTTGGACAGGTCTGTACTCTACTCTATCGACTGGAGGTCGGTGTATTGCTTTGTCTACACCTAATGGTTGCGGCAACTGGTTTCATCAAACTTACATTGATTCTGTAGCAGAGAAGAACGACTTCTACCCTACAAAGCTAATGTGGGATGTCCACCCTGAAAGGGATCAAGAGTGGTTTGAAAAAGAAACAAGAAACATGTCCAGAAGACAAGTTGCTCAAGAGCTTGAATGCAACTTTAACATGTCCGGCGAGACTGTCTTTCATCCAGACGATCTTGTTCACATTGAACAGTCTGTACGACCCCCTAAATATAAAACTGCTTTTGATAGAAACTTCTGGATTTGGGAAGAGCACCAGCAAGACTCTACTTATCTCATTACAGCAGACGTCGCAAGAGGCGACGGAAAAGATTATTCTACATTCCACGTTGTAAAAATAGAAACAAATGAAATTGTAGGAGAATACCAAGGAAAGTTAACACCAGATATTTTTTCTGGTATACTTTATGATGCTGGAAAAGAATACGGTGACGCAATGATTATCGTTGAAAATCTTGCAGCAGGACACACAGTGTTAGATAAACTAATAGAAAGAGAATATCCTAATATCTATCACTCTTACAAATCTACACATGAATATGTAGACCAAGTAACAGCAGAGTATTCTAACAGCGCTATCGCAGGTTTTAGCACAACAAGCAAAACTCGCCCTCTAATCATTGCAAAAATGGAAGAATTCATTAGAAATAAACTACTTACGATATATTCGACAAGATTACTTGAGGAGATGAAAACATTCATCTGGCACAATGGTCGCCCGCAAGCTATGAGAAAGTATAATGATGACTTGGTTATGGCTTGTGCAATTGGCTGCTGGGTTAGAGACACAGCGTTCGAAACAAATAAAAGAGAATTAGAATACAAAAAAGCATTTCTTGATTGCATGACAGCAACTAAAAAAGAAATAAACACAACAATCCCAGGTATGCATGGGTATAAATCTAAAAAACAAGAACGACAACTTAAACAATATAAAGATTACAACTGGCTTTTAAAAGGTTAATAAATGGCTAACAAAAAGAACACAAGAAACCCTCAGAGCAATCTCTTTAAACAACTCACTAGATTGTTTTCTGGACCTATAACAGATTACAGAAGACAAAACCCAAGAAAACTACGCAGACGTCAACTAGATAAGTTTAGCTTTCAATCAGCAGGTGGTTTGGAGTTTAAGAAAAGTGCTTATGATCCATATAAGAACCTTGGTGCCAACTTTTTCAATAACCAAAGCCGCATGGAAAGGTATCTTGATTTTGATCAAATGGAATACTCACCAGAGCTTCACTCTGCCCTTGACATTTACGCTGACGAGATGACAACTTCTAATGAGTTTAGTCCTCTTTTGAATATTGCATGCCCTAACGAAGAAATACGCTTCACTCTCCAGAATCTTTACCACAACATCTTGAACGTCGATTTTAATCTTTTTGGCTGGTGCCGCACAATGTGTAAGTATGGAGATTATTTTCTTTACCTTGATATTGATGATGAAACTGGGATCAAAAATGTTATTGGCTTGCCTGCAAAAGAGATTGAGCGTCTAGAAGGCGAAGACCCTAAGAACCCAAATTATGTTCAGTTCCAGTGGAACTCTGGCGGTCTAACTTTTGAAAACTGGCAAATGGCTCATTTCCGTATTCTAGGTAATGATAAACACGTTCCTTATGGAACTTCAGTTCTAGACCCAGCCCGCCGCATCTGGCGACAACTTACGCTCCTTGAAGACGCCATGATGGCTTATCGTATTGTTCGAGCGCCTGATAGAAGAGTATTTTATATTGATACTGGTAATATTTCTCCCGAGGATGTTGAACAATACATGCAAAAAGTAATGACACAGATGAAACGTAATCAAGTAGTAGATTCTGATACTGGTCGAGTTGACCTTCGCTATAACCCCATGTCTGTTGAAGAAGACTATTGGGTACCCGTAAGAGGTCAAACTAATACTCGCATCGAAAATCTCCCAGGTGGAACATACACAGGCGATATTGATGACGTTAAGTATTTGAGAGATAAACTATTTAGTGCAATCAAAATACCTGCATCTTATCTTTCTGCAACTGACGAAGGTGGAGAAGATAAAACAACACTCTCCCAAAAGGATATTCGCTTTGCACGAACAATCCAGAGACTTCAGAGAGCAGTTATCTCGGAGCTTGAAAAGATTGGTGTTATTCACCTTTACACTCTTGGTTTCCGTGGTGAAGATTTGATTTCTTTCTCTTTAACTTTAAACAATCCATCCAAGATCGCAGAACTACAAGAACTAGAGCATTGGAGAACAAAGTTTGATGTTGCTTCCGCTGCTACAGAAGGTTTCTTCAGTAAGCGTTGGATTTTTGAGAACTTATTTAATATGTCTCACGAAGAAATCAATCGCGTCCAAAGAGAAAAGTTTTATGATAAAAAGTATGATACTGCTCTTGAAGGAACAACAGAAGAAGCACTCGGCGGAGGGGCTGGAGGAGGCGGTGATGCTTTCGATACAGGTGGCGAGGGAGATTTATTTGATACCGAAGGGGGTGATGATTTAACCGACACTGCCGATACTCCTGATTTAGACGCACCGGATCTCGCAGCCCCCGAGCCCGAAGCAGACGCCTCTCCAACTGGAGGTCTTATAACAGCCCCAGGAAACAGAGACGATAAAAACTATAAAATAACGGCTGTAGATCCTATGGGAAATAAAAAAAATACAACCACTAAATCTAAGTACAAGTGGACAAAACCAGTCGGACACGACAAGCGCTCTTCTTCTGGTCCCCGCTCAAGACAAATGAAAGCACAAGGCGATATACCCCAGCCAATGAAAAGTTTAGGTAAAGGTATAGTCGCAGAGGAACTTGCTACTACTTATAAAAGGGAAGAAGAACTTTTGTTTCAAACAAAGCAAAGCATTGATAATCTAATAGCTGGATTGGAGAGTAAGAAAAAAGATGAAGTTTAAACATAATAAAAAAAGAAATACTGCTTTTGTATTTGAAAGTTTAGTAAGAGAAGTCGTTAAAAGCGTTGTTTCAGAAGACCTAGACCGCAAAAACAAAATCATTAAAACACTTAAAACATTCTTTAATAAAGAAACTGAACTTTATAAAGAGTTACAAATCTATAACTCTATTCTCGAAACAAGAGATATGGACAAAGATATAAAAGAAAAAGTCATCAAAGAAGCAAGATTTCAGCACTCCAAGCTCAATAAAGATAAAATCTTCCAATCCCAAACAGCACTTATTAATGAAATCAACAAGAATGTAACAAAAGATCTTTTTAAAAACTTTGTTCCCAATTATAAAAACTTGGCTACAATCTATAACTTCCTAAACTTGGATGTTGCTCCAAAGAAGAAGGTTATTTTAGAAAACAAGCTTGTAGAGGAATTAAAACAACTTGAAGAAGAAAAGAAAGTTCCCACAGATAAACTTACTTTTAAAGTCTTTATGAAGAAATACAATGAAAAGTATGGGAATGGACTTCTTAACGAGCAGAAAACACTCCTCAACAAGTACATCACGTCTTTTTCCGACAACGGACTTGGATTAAAAGTCTTCCTCAATGAAGAAGTTGGACGTATAAAAACAAAACTAAAAGAAACTCTTGAGACAGAACTTGTAAAAGAAAACGACGGTATTAAAGAAAAGATCTTAAAGGTAACAGAGATTGTAGAATCTTTAAAAAACCAACCTATCAATCAAGATGTTCTTAAGAACATTCTTAAAATACAGAACTTGTTAAGCGAGATGGAACAAAATGGCTAAAGAAATCAATGTAACAGTAAAACAGAAAAAGCTTATTGAAGTTGCCTTAGATGTTAAAAAATCTCTGGACGGAAACCTAATGATCTTTGACCACAAAGACATTGATATTGTTATTATTACCGAAGGCAAAAAAGTTGTTACTTTCCCTAAGAACGAATATTCCAAGCATGTCTATCCAACACAAGATAAATTATTCAACTTCTTAAGAAGAGACGGAGTTATTCAGTATGATAGTATTAAAGGTGGAAACATCTTTATGTCTATGGAAGCGCAGATTGCAGAGTCAGAAGAAGTAAATTCTATTGACGCAACACTTTATTCTATTTCTAAGTTTATGAAAGAAGAAAGAGAGATTTTCGAGTATGAAGATGAAATGGCGGAACAAGAAGAAGAATATCTTACTGAACCTACAGATGAAGATTCTACTCGACTCGGAGAGGTTCCACAAGAACCAAGAAAAGGAAGTATTGTACCAGGAGTTAATCCTTACGGTCTTCCTGCACAGTATAACATGTGATTGAATGGAACTAGTTTACTTTATTTTATGTGCCTATGGCATGACGCAGATTATTCTCTACGGCTCTATCTTTAATAACATTAGACCATCAAAAGAATGGCTTAATGGTTTTGGTAAGCTATTTCATTGTGCCTTGTGTCTTGGCTTTCATGTTGGCTGGTTTTTGTTAGCACTGAGCCCTTATACAAGCCTGTGGACTTACGAAGTAACTTTAATTAACTTATTTTTGTTCGGATGCCTTTCTTCAGGCTCCACGTATATTTTAAATCGCGTCTTTAACGATTACGGGGTGTCCATTCATCTAAATAAAAATGAATGATGCTTTAAGTGCTTAAAGATACTATTTATTATGGTATTTTATATTCAGGAGTTTGTAATAAAATGAGAAAACGAAATATCCCAGAAGTAAGACGTTGTTGCTCCGGCAGCATTATCGCACAGGGGTGAGCCCTGTTGGTTTTTAGGAAAAAAAAGATGACTAAACAACTTATTAGAGAATTTTATGAACTTTGCCCTGATGGAAACTGCGTTATGGACGTGTTAACTGAAGGCGAAAGAGTCCGTCGCGATAACGGATCAGTGTTTCTTGTTGGCGTGTGCCAAAAAGCAGGCACCAAAAATGGAAACGGCAGAGTTTATCCTAAAAATGTCTTGGAACGAGAGATAGAAAATTACCAACAACTTGTTCGCGAAAGACGCGCACTTGGAGAACTAGACCATCCAGACGATTCGGTCATTAATCTTAAAAATGCCTCTCACCTTATCACAAAAATGTGGTGGGATGGCGATAGTGTAATGGGAAAGATTGAAGTTCTCGATACTCCATCCGGTAAAATTCTTAAAGATCTTTTAAACTCTGGCGTTAAACTAGGTATTTCCTCCAGAGGAATGGGATCTGTTAAAGAATCTATGGGCGCTTTAACTGTAGAAGATGACTTTCAGCTTATTTGCTTTGACATGGTAGCTGATCCTTCTACTCCTGGTGCTTTTATGAATCTTTCAGAATCTAAAAAAGCACCGACCTTTACAAAAGAACTTACACAAGTTGATAAAATCAACTTTGCTTTAAACGATATCTTAAAGGAAATGAAATGAAAAAAGCAGAACTAAAGAGAGCCTTAAAGCCACTAGTCAAAGAATGTATTAAAGAAGTCCTCTTTGAAGACGGCGTATTGTCTGGTATTATCGCTGAAGTCGTCACAGGTCTCGGAGCAGGTCAGGTAGTAATGGAGCAAAAAACTCAACAAGTTGACAAAGAAACTATGCTTCGTGAAAAAGCAGAAAAAATGGAAGCTGAAAGACAAAGAAGAATAAAAAAACTTAATGAATCTACTGGTTTAGCAAAAAAAGTCAATGTCTTTGAGGGAGTATTCAAGAATCTGCGCACTCTGCTCCTTCTCCATTAGCCAACACATCGCCAGGTGATAGCGGAGTAGATATCAGCGGCATTATGAACGTGGCACGTCATAACTGGAAGGACTTAATTTAAAGGAATACCATGTCAAAACCAAAAAATTTAGAAGTAACCTTGCAGCAGTGCAAAGGAGATCAAGTTCGATTGATAAAAAGATTTATGAAAAAGTTTAAAAAATCAGGAATACTTGATGAAGTTAAAAATAGAAGATTTTACGAAAAACCTTCAAAGAAAAGAAGAAGAAAGAAAATTCAAAGAAAGAGAATACTTATGAAAGAGCAACAAAAATCAGGAGTTAAATAATGGCAACTTTTCAAGAATACGCACCAGGCTTAGGGAGCGTTGGCAACTATCAGGTCTCGGGAACACCGTGGGTTACAGGTTCTCTCATTGCTGCCAGTGGTGCCGCAGATGGCG